CTACCTGCCCATATAAAGGGATCGCCCGCCTCGAATGGTCAGATTCGGGTTATAGCCAATCAGGCAGAACTGGTCCAGCGCAAAAAGCACCACTGATTCGATCCCCTGGCCATAACTCATGTCCCACTCCTTCTCCCAAGGCGTCGTGTACTCACCAATGCCCACTAGATGACTCGATTGCGACCTTGGAAATCCCATGGTGATGGGCAATTCGATCGAAGCCAACGCCTGGTCCAGGTCCCGGTTTCCCGTAAAAGTGAAATTCTCGGTCTTAAAACAGTTAAGCTTGGCTGGCGTCCAGGAATTGAGAGGCAGATTGATGAGCTGGTTCAGCGGGGTGTCATTCGTGTCCGGAGGATACAGGACCTCGAAACGTGCATCCGGATAAGTCTGGCGAACGAATGCCATGATCGTGTCCGTAAATTGGCCGATGAGCGTTGGCAGGAACGCACATTCATTCGGAAAATCGGCTGGCGCGGAGTTCTGGCTCGGAATCACTTGCATGGCTCGGCCATACGCTGCTTGAAAAGCGTTCTCCGTATAGTCATCGTAAAATGGCATTCCCGATGCGGCCGCGAAGTACCACCACTGGACTTCGCCAAACTGCAAGTAGGGAACAAGACCGGCGGCTGCCATGACGTTCGCCATGTCGAGGTAAACTTGTTGCCAAAACGCGGTGCTCTCGGTACCGAAATTAGTCTGTAAAGCCGGAGTACTTACCCATGTGGGATCGCCGTTCGGGTAACGCTGCGCAATATCGGCTGCCACGCTATCGTCGCCGTTCCCTAACTCCATACTGAAAGACACCGCTACGTCGATGCCATACGATTTTAGAGCGCCCAGGAAGCTCTGCGTCCAATCGCGTGCCGCCCGGTTAAGCCGGGGTACGACAGTCAAATCCGTCCGCCATAGTGTTCCGGCGGGCCCTTCAGGGGCGCCATCAGTTCCTCCCGCGAGGGTGGAGCTGCTCGTCGAAGCGGTGAACTCAGTGCTGTTGGTGTTGACGACTATGGTGATCGTATTGCCCTGGCTGCCCATGGCGCGTGCGGTGATAGTAAGCGTCGCCCCGTTGGCCTGCGCCCACACGCCGGTAGATCCGGCGTTAATCAGCAGCGCAAAACAGCTCGCGATGCTGCCGGCCGTATCGCCAATCAGGTTGACGTGGGAAATGCTAGTTCCACTCAAAACGATCTCAGTAATTGTGCTCCACACCGGTGCGCCGGTGAACTGTACGGTTACGGAAGCGTAGACCATCCCAGGCTGATACAATTCGTAAAACCACAAAGCCCCTGCGTAATGATTGGCCCGGCCCTGGAAGCCGAGTGTTTGGATCAGCCATGCGGTTCGTTCCGGTGCCAGAGCCAGGGAATGCTCGGTATCCCAGTCAGTAGCCAGTGTGGTCTTCTGATCTGTGGCGAAGGATGGCAGGTTAACAGTGGGAACGGCAATCTCTAAGAAATCGAAGTAGAAATTCGGCCCATCCGGACTGGTGTTTGTCAGCGTGACACTGTGAGCGCCGGGTTGGAATTGCCCCAATAGGATGCGCACAAGCACATCTTCTCCACTCAGTTCCAGATTGATCGACTGCGGAGTCGCTCCATCAACGCTCGCAGTGATCAGCGCACCGGCTGCGATGTATCTTGTGCCCAGATAGAGCGAGTGCGCGGTCTGCGCCGTGTATGTGCACGAAACTTGCGCTCCGGATTTCGCCGTGCATTGAATGGATCCGCCTGAGTAGTTACCCCGCGTTTGTGTCCAGTTGGCTGAGGGGGTAAGGCTGATGCTCGGATTATCGTCCTCTATTCTCCGGCTGCCCGGCCCAGCTACCGTATATTGGAGATTCGTTCCAGTCACCGCCCAGTTGCTGACCACAACTGCGAACTCGCTCCTCACGAAGCTGCCCGCCTGGACATCCGCCGCCCAGGTCCAGCGGAGTTTCCGCACATTGGAGGTCGGGACCGGAGTCCCGTGGATGTCCTTCAAACTGTTGAAATTGAGAGTCACCTGCCATTGTGTCGGGGAAGTGCCACCACTGAACAGGCCAGACGATGGTGCCCAGGATTCTGTTCCGGCGCCGTGCACAGTCCCGTAGACCCCGATTCGATTGCCGTTAGTGCCTGGTAACCCCGTATAGGTCAGAGTGATTTGACTGCCGCTCGCTGTCGCTGTGGCCCCAGCGGCGGTCGCTGCGGTAATGTTGGTTGCCAGCGCGGCGAGGGCGCTTTCGAGCGAATCGACACCCAATAGCTGATAGTTGATGTGTTGGTCGAGCCATGCGAGCTCTATATAGTCTCCCGATGTCGGTGTGCCTTGTAATTGAAAACTCACCGTGGGTGGCGTGTAGCTGCCCGCAGACGGAGTAGCGTAGTTGACGAGTGGGACCTGATACACGGTTTCCGTGGCGCCCACATCCGCCCATATTCTTAAGTACGGCCAATCCACCGTGGGATACCAATTCGAATCCAGAAGTATGCAGTTAGTTCGGGTTTCGTCATAGGTGAGTTGCAGGCCGCTTAGATCGCCGTCCGGGAGGTTGCGCAGCATAGGGTGCTCAAAAACATTGTCACGGTTCCACTCGACAACCGCCCAGTCGAACTGTTGCCGCCAGCTTCCGGAAACCGTGAATCCGCTCGCGCTGGTCTGGCTAAGCGCAGCGACGGCCGACGGTTCGAAGAAATAGCACTGTAGGTCTCGGTTGGGGCACAATTTGGAAAGTTGCTGGGACATCAGAGTCGGATAAGAACGGTGAGATCGGAACCGGGATAAGTTTGTCCTACGGTGAGAATCGACAAGGTGATCTGCGCTTCTGCCGCCAGCGGCAACAACGTCTTTCCGTCAACGGTGCTCGAGACAACCGCGCCCGTCGAGAACAGGAGCTGGCAATATGCAGAACCGTTGACGTTTAACTGCAATTGCACGGGAGCATCAGCCGCACCCCCCAAAACTGCAAAGACATCTCGTATCGAATGAGCGCTGTCCACAACCAAGGCCGGAGCCGCGTTTTGACTGACAGCCAGGAAACCTTGTACCTGAATCGAGTACTGCCCGCCCGAGAGCGTACGGATTCCGCTGTCCGTCGTCCCGGTCAGGCAAATACTGATGGTGGGGCTGTTTCCTTGCCCGTTGGTCACGAACAGATCGGCGCTGACCACACGCGCATCGACCAAAGGAAGCGAATAGCTCCAATTTCCGCTGTAAGGGCTGCCGAAGAATTCGGGCGGGAATGGTGTGATCGCGGTGTCACTCGTAAGCAGATATACAGCGGCGCCGGCGGCATGAGCAGCAGCTTGACTTCCCTCCACTCCGCGTTTGACTTGATATTGGAGGCCGTTATTTTGAACGGCTCCAACAAGGATTATTTCAGCGTCGATCTGGAGAAGGCTGTTCGCTTGTGCGCTCCCGGCGACACTCAGGTTCAGAAGCTGGTCAGTAACTCCAGCAGCGTTCGCCAGTGCTAGCGATGTGCTTCCCTGCAGTTCGTTCCAGTAATTTACCGTCAGCGTGGCCGACGAGATCGTGTGCGTATTCGTCAGATCCGAAAACGATATCCCGGTAATGTTCACACCGCCGCCGCCTTGGCTGGCCGCTATACCGAACGCTGGCGCAGGGGGCACCGCGCTGTCGGACGAACCCGCCCCGCCGATCTGCCAGCGCGTCACGATCGACAGTTCCGGTCCGCACTCGACATTATTTACGTTCGCCGAACGCCCCGTTAGCTGGGCCACCTCTCCGCTCAGGTTGGGGATCGCAAACTGCACGGGACTGCTCTTCGTTTGGGCGCCGAGCTGCCAGCCGGCCTCTGCGACAACGAAGAAGCTGGTCGCATCCGGCTCCACAATCCAAACCGGAGAAATGGTGAGGGTGGTCGCGTCGTTTGCTGTGGTCGGCCGTTCCTGACCCTGTCCCGTCCCGCGGGTGATTCGCAGCGTCATGCCTACGTAAGCGTTTACTGCCATCCCCAGCGTTGCATTGCCAACGGTCGTCGAAGAGTGAACGGTTACGGCCACTTCCGGCTGCAGCTCCATGCGCCAGTAAAAGTTCGCATGGTCATAGTTTGGATCGGGAGGCGCAATCAACAGATCGGCCAGTCCGGTATCCGTAAACTGCGTCGCCAGCGTTTGATTGGAAGCGATTCTGTAGAATTGCGCCGGCGTCAGCCCGCGGTAGACGTTAAATGTACTGGTCCCCGGCGCAAAACTGAGGCCGGATAGTGTTACGCTGCTTCCGTTGCTTACAATGACGGCCGTAACCGTGAACGACAGAATGCTCTCGTCGTTTGAACTGTCACATCCCGATACGGCATAGTAAAGAACCTGGTCCCCCTGCAGGGCTCCGCTTCCGCCAATTCCGGCTGCCAGATTAATCAGCGGCGCTGCCGGTCCCGCGGCTGTAGCGGTCGCGGGCGCAACGAAGCTAACCGATACGTTAATCGCCGAGGTGCCATCGCTGCTGGTGACCACGGACTCCGCCACTCCAAACTGGATGTTGCCGTTACTATCCAGTACACTTCCAAGCAACGGATTGGGAACACCGACTCCCACGTTTCCCTGATAGGTGTTGCCGGCAGCAGAACTTGTCTGCCCGTTCGTATCCAGGTACCAGGCATCATTGTGAATTTGCGCGCTAATGGTAGACGTCCGGTAGTTGGTAGCAGGCGTGATCTTTAGCACCCGAAACGGCTGACGTTGGAAGCCTTCTTTGAGGTAGGTCACTGTGATTATGTCGCCGGGCTGTATCCCCACGGCCTTCACACTAGTGTCAAATTGAATATAGGTATTTCCTTGGACGGACTTATCAAGGTTAAACTTTAGAATCCGCGCGGCTTGATCGTAGTTGTCGATCCCTAACGCCTGAAGAGTAGCGGAAACCTCCTGGCCAGCCAGTGCGACGTCATTCGGGTCCACCAGTGAATAGCTGTCCTGCTGGTAACCATTCAGCGAGTCCTGGAACTCTACGACGAATAGGTTGGGCGTGTCTGCGATACTCTTTGCGGACACTATGACGCTCGGCTCGCCAGTCTGGCGCCGCAGAATTCCGGAAGGTGCTGTGGAACCATCGTCGAATTCGTAGCTGGGCCATCCTCCATTTAACGGTTCAACGCTGTTCGACCATGCCGGTTGGGTGGGTTGTTGCAGGGCTACAGAATTTTCCGACCGTAACTGCAGCACTCCGCCGGGCCCGTATGTCAGATAGAGTCGCGCGGCATTTCGGATTCCCCGCACGACATCTCCACCGCTACGCTGGTTCTGCAACACCAGGTTGCAGTGGAATCGCGGCAGTGTGATCGCATTGCCGTTCAAGTCTATAGCGTTGATTTGCTCATCGCAGAACCCCGCAGCCGCGGCGAAGCTAGTGATATCGATTTCGGCTGCCGACCAGCCGCTGCGGCGGAGAATATCCAGAAGGATCCAGGCCGGGTTGCTCGAAAACTGATCGCTCACGTACGTGCCATCGGCGGCGTAGGTCGGCAATAGCAAGGCTTGCACCAAGACTTCCACGGTCGGCAATGACGTTCCGCTGCTCAACCTGGTGGGAACGACAATTACCAGATACGCCATACTTCCGTACGGATCGCCTGCCGGTTGTCCGCTGGCATCCAGGAAATTCAGATCGAAGCCGCCATCTCGGCCGCCTAAGGTAGGGATGTTGTACCAACCTGTACCCGTCATGTCTTGTCCGGTGATGCCCAACGGGATTTCGACGCCGTTGACCAACACCGTGCGCACGCCCTGCATTACGCCGATACCCAACAGCACCTCCATCCTGGTGAGGTTGCCGTCGTTGCGCGCAAAGACTACCGGAGGCGTCATCCAGGCCGTGCCATATACCATCGGTACAAAGTCGTTATAGCGAGCCTGGTTTACCGAGACGGCCGACGCCTGCCAGTTCTTTCCGTAGGCGCGAACCGCAATCGTCGGCGGAACGAACTCAATTCCTCCGAAGCGATTGAACATTCCGCGGGCTTGGCAGTCTTGCCGCGTGTAGGCGCACGAAGTGTATGGCTGCCCGCTATTTAAGCTGCCTGTTCCCCCAGGAATGTCCGGCGAGTATCCGCATGGATAATATGGCGAGTACTTGCCATTGGCCCCACCGTCTACTGCTTCGGTTCGCTGCGCCAGTGTCGTTGGGAAGTCCCATGGGCAGGTTCTCTCAATACGAACCGGCGGCAACAGTAGTCGCTGCAGATTCATCCGGTTGGTTGCGGTTAGCCGAAATGTCGATTCTCGAATCTCGTCGGGGGGATTGCAGATCCCTTGGAAGACAACCACGGTGTCAGTTAACGGTGCTGCGTTGCGCAAGTCGAAAAACAGGAATCCGACGGTAAGCGTGGCGCCCTTCCAGCCCACGGATTGTTGAATTTCCGAGAAATGAGAGTCGGCATTGGCGAGCAACACAGATATCGTCGGACTTCCATCGACACCTTGATTGGAAGCAGTTTGAATGTTGAATGCGCTGTGCTGAAGAACGCGGGCAGAATATGTCGTTGAGCCCACGGTCACTCCATGAGTGCACCAGTGTTCGGTCTGGCCATTAGACAGCACGCAGTCAAACACCAGGATCGGTGTGTCAGTGACTGGCTGTTCCTTCAGCTCAAAGACTGTTTGCATGAATAATATTCACGGTGGCCGAGTTGCGGTTTACATCAGTGCTGGTCAACAAAAAGACATCGTCGCGGAAGCTTGCATTCTCGTAGACGCCGCCAGTCTCACTTGGTTTATACACCGACGCAGCGGCCTGCGGTTCGACTTGTAACCCGAAAATGTCCACCGTCGCCCCCGGCGGAACCTGGATCCCGAACACCACCGATTGGGCGGTTGGGTCTCCGGATCCCGTTAGTACCAGTCGATTCCAGGAGGTGTCAAGAGTGCAAACGACACTGGCAGTTCCGCAGAGAAGGGTCACCTGTGCAGGCTGAGAGGACTTCCCGTAAACGCTAAGGCAGTATACATAGGCTCCGGGTGCCGATAACGTCTGCGAGATAGTTTGCGGTGCCGCTCCGGAGTTACTGATTTGCCATCCACTGGTGCCTCCGGCTGGGTCCGCTACTCCAGCCACGATCGAAAGGAAAGGGTCCAGGGCCCAAACTGCATTGGTAAGTTGTTCGGTCCAGGAAAGCAGATTTGCGGTTGGATCAAGGAAGGTGAAAACGGTGAGGCTGCCCTCGGTTGCTGTGAAGAATTGCTGCAACGCGAGAGCCTCGCTATTCGACAGGCCGACATATTTCAGTTCCCAGGCTGTGATTTCGCCAGGAGGATCGGCCAGCTTAATGGACGTGAAATCGGCCAGTGTGTTCACCACGGTTCGCTGCCGGCGACGCTTTAGGATGGGAAACTGGGCTAAGGCTCCGCTAGATAGTTGTGGGTACACCAGCATGCCTCAGCTCCTGTTTTCGACTATTCTTAGGGAGACTGCGCCCCGCATTTCCGCCGTGGAAGTCAGGTCTAGCTCGTCACTGGCGAGGCTGCAGTTTGGATAAGCCTGGCCGTCCCAAGGATCGGTAAACGCAAAGCTGCCGAAGGACCCTTGATTGTCGACAAAGAATTGCTCGATCTCCGCCATCTCGCGTTCATCCATCTGGCTTAGCCGAATTTCCCAGCCGTGCAACGGCCCGGCAGAGTCTCGGTAGCGCTGATCTGTGCCATCCAGGAATCGCAGTACTTGATTTTGGAATCGAAGACCTGTCGAGGCTGGATATTGGGCGACAGCGCCGGTTTTTAGTATTGGAAACGTAGCCATGTCACAGATCGTTGATTACGTCGTTAATGGAGCTGGAATTCAGCATCGCCTGGCGGACGGCTTGTGCGATGTCGCTGCTGCGATCCATGAAGGATTGTGCATCCATGGCCTGCACGGTTACGCTGATTTGAGGGCTGGAAGCGGCGGCAGACCCGCCACCACCGGTTGCAGTTGGGCTCGCCGCGCCATTGGAACTATCTGCCGCAGCTCCGGCGACCCGCGGCATGCCAAACTGATCGTAGCTCGCTTGGCCGATGCCGCTACCTGTGTCTGCCCCAGTAAAGTCGAGGTGTTGCGGCATGGCATATTTGGTCAGCGGAGGCGGACCTGATGACCCGCCATCGAATAGGCCAATCAACCCGGTCACCAGCGGGACCAGGCCGAGTCCACTGCCGAACGCCTCCGTAGCCAAGGAGAGAGCCGAACTCCCACTGCCGGATGAAGTGCTGCTCGACGAAGTTGGCGGAGGCGGGCTCCCAACGACCGGTATGGTGGTGTCGGAGCCGGTTATGCCCGCCGTATTGTTATTGCTCGCCTGGAGCAGGCTGTTAGCGCTCGCCGTTGAGTCGGCGGCAATCGAGCGAAAGTGTTCAAGTAGCGTTTCTTGAGTCTTGCCGGCCATGTTTCAGTTCCATCTCCACTGCTTCTTCTAGAATCAGGAACGCGTCCGCTGTCCGTGCGGCCATCTCTTCCAGGTTCGGTCTGGCTAAGCGTCGTCGCACGAAAAAGTCTTCCACCAGAGTCATGCTCTCGCCCGTGATGTACGATTTCGGGCAAGTGGTCAGCGACACGTGCCTTCTTGCCCAGACTGGCGCAGCACCATCCAGTTCTCCCAATTGCAGCCAGCCACAACGCCGTTTTTGCTCCAGGCCGGATTTCCGGCACATGTCGCACCTCCAACCGGCCTGGTTAGATAGGTGAAAATGGAAGGCGACAGTTAGTTTTTTCCTTCGGCCTCAGTCAGACCTGTCTGCGCTCGCACTGCGGCCAGAGCCTCCCGGAAGAGGTCTTCCGGTCCACTGTCGGCAAGCAGGTCGGGGGTTGCGTCCGTCCCGTCCAGCGTCAGTCCCGAAACCGCTCGCAGCCCCCAGGTCAAGTACAACCGATTGATTTCGGATTCGAGCAGCGCCGCGTCCATCTTGTCGCCGGGCTCGGAACCCGCCTCGAGGAATTCGAGCTTGCGAGACAGTTCGCGTATCTTGCGCATTAGCTCCAGGCGTCGTCCGTAGGACATCTTCGCGACAGTAAAGGTAACACCCTGTGCCAGCTGAGACTCGACCACTTCCAAGCTTTCGTAATTCATCGCTATCCGAATGCCACTGTCAATTCATCGTCAATGGTACCTTGCGCCCGCGATGACCGAAACCGCCATTGCAGCCGGTTCTGACTGTCGTCGAATTCGGGGACCACCGGGATGACGCTCTTCAGGTTCACTGCCAATACTTGCCCTTGCACGTCGCCTAGCTGAAACATCACCGTGATCGGAGATTGTTGCCTCGCTGCTTGGTAGAGTCCCGTTGTGGCCGCATCATCCATTCCCAACAGATTAAATGCCGCGTTAACGGATCGTTCTCCCGGCGAGATGGCCCGCGGAAGAGCCGAACCGAATTCTTTGGTGCGGGTATCTAGCGAGTTCTTTAGCTGGATGGAGGCGTTCGTAATCGTGAAGAATTGGGTTGGCGATGTCCCGAGCCACGCTTGTCCCAGATTTCCGGGCACAATCGAATAGTCGAACCCACTCACTAGCGGTTCCACAGGAAAGCTTTGAAGCTGGGCGGCGCCTGCGGAAAAGCTGCTGCTGTCTACCACGTCTTGCGCTACGCCGCTGAAATGAAACTCGTGATAGTCGCCGTTCACGAGGATTTCCATCTGGTCTACCGCTGCTCCGCACAAAAGCCGCTGAATTGCTGTGGACGGGTCCCAGTAGTCATACACCGTAACGCTCGGTAATTCTGTAGCCGGCACATAGGTCACGGTGCCTGTTATAGTCGCTCCGGCCGCCGGAGTCACACTAAAAGGAGCATTCAGTTGCACGTTATTTGCGTCCACAATAGCCGCGGCGAAACGGATCTCTCCAGCGGACGAGACTGCTTGGCCCGCATTCAAGCCGTGCGGCGCACTGAAGGTTAGCAGCCCGCTGGTAGTGCTGGCGTTGACTGTTCCCCCTCCGAAGGCAAGCGGTGTTCCGCCCAAGGCCGCCTGGAAGAGAGGACCGTAGCTGGGCCCGCCAACCGTGCCCTGCCAGCTGGTTAAATAGGTTTGCAGTTCGAAATCCGTCCGGCGCCGGCCACCCGCGGGCAGTCCGGGAAAGGTTCGGCTCCCCGTCTTATCCTTCCGCGCGGCGACTTCCAGTTGCTGCCGGACCGTAAGTTTCAACGCCGGGATTCGGCTCTGGCCTTGAATCGCCGCTGCACTGCCGTAAGAACTTTCCAACGCAGTATAGAACCGGTTGGCGTTCGAAGAAATGTATGATGCCATATTAGCTTCTGCTTACTCCGATGGGGAAAGTGATTTTCGCCACTTGGATAAAGTTCTTGCCACCCTGTTTCGCGGCCCCAAGGGCGACCTGGTACTGGCCCGTGAAAAACATGCCGTTGCCCCAGTCGCCGCGTTCCGCATCCAGAACCTGCGTGATCGAGTCGACGTAAAGTTCGAGCGCGTCTTGAAGACCGTCCAGCCGATCCTGCGAATGCCGCACTTCGATTGCAGCCTGCACCGTTCCAGAGAAGCTGCGAAATTTCTCCGTCAGGTCGTTCGAAATCTTCTCGCAATACACGTTGACGGATGGATATGTGAGGGGGCGGCTCTTCTCGGCCAGGTCCGGAGCCACGTTTTGTGCAAGGATATTGCTTGCGCCTACTGGCTGAGCGAGCAAGCTGTCTGGCCCGGTCAGTGCCGCCAGGCCAGAGTTCATGCCGCTTGGCGCCGTAATTAGCTGGATTACCGACGCTGTGGCCGCGCTGCCCAGTTTCCCTGTCATTAACCCCTCTGTAAGACCCGCGGAATAGGTTTCAAATAGTTGGGTTCTTGCCCCAACCCCGGCCGTTGCCCTGTCTGGGCCAGACTACCCGTCTGTAGCCATATCTCGCCGGTTGGGATCGGAGAAGGATTTTGTAAGACCATCCCTTCGGGGGCGTGTCCAGCGTACACGTTCCAGCTCACCGCCGTTAGTGGAGCCGTCGCTGGTTGAACTTGCAGCGTACTCGCTGCCAGTGTGATAACTGCCGGCACGGAACTTGCTCCTTCCTCGCCGGTGCTATTGAGCCAGGCCATCGTCACATAGTAGACTCCGTCTGGAAGACCGCCAGGTATCGCAGTAACTTGAGGCGTTCGCGCTTGCGGTACCGGGTGGGAAGTCATGCCGATGCCGATTTGAGTCAGCTTCTCACAAGCGCCCTGCGCTGCCTCGTGAAACTGATCCCGTTTGGCAGCGTATCGGTCGTTCAATTGACTGCCGTAAGCATCGCTGTAAACCATCTCCAGCGCGCGATAAGTATGCCAAAGCTTCAGCGCTGCCGTAACAACGACATCCTTTAGCCTCGGCTCTGGTGCCTGCCAGAAGGGCTGGTCCACAAAACGCAGCCTGTTCAACAGGGCGACCAGATCCAGACCGATTCCTTCTTGCGCCAATGCCATCTTCCGCGTTACGTCGATTCCCTCGACGGTAGCCACATCGAGGAGCTGTGAGTCCTGTGCGATCAGGTCCTCCAGATCGGAGATGCCACCATCAGTGAACAGAGCCATGAGTTTGTCTATCCTTGCAAGGTGCGCACAGCCGACTTGAGCTGGTTCAACTCGCTGGTTGGCACGACTGAAAGGTGCACCTGTCCGGCTGCCGTTTTTTGCTCGGCCGCCAGCGCAGCCTCTGCCTGTTGCGCTCGAAACTTAGTCGCTTCCTCCGCTGCAGCGAACAGTGCAATACCATCCACCAACATTCTCGCCGCCGTCCCCCGCGATACTTCCGTGAAGGCGCCGGCTCTCCCGCCGTCCGCGGTATCCAGACTCACCACGACGACAAACTCTTCCACTATCTTCGATTGGATATCACGAATTTTCTGGTAGTAAGCCCTCAAATCCATCCTGTCTCTCCTTTTGCCTTGTAGCGAGGCATCCCGGCAAGTACGAAAGCCCGATGCCTCACGTCGGTTTACGCTATGTGTTCGCCTGTATGCCCGCCTCGTTGCGCAATATGCCGCACCCGTAAAGAACGTCCACCGTGAACTGCTGGGCCAGCGTATTCGGCTGATAGCTCATCACTACTCGCATGCCGAAGTTGCCAAGCTCAGCATACTCTGCGATGGCTCCGGTGCCGGGCAGAGGTTGAGGCAGCCGCCGTATGACCAGGCCGATCGCGCTCTTCGTAAATGCTATGTTGTGAGTGTTCACCGGGGTGGTGCCGGTCTTTGGAACGAACTGCGAGCGGAAGACGAAGAAGTCCTTGATCTTGCCCACCGTGCCGCCCACGATGGCTTGCAGCCCAGCGTCGCCGGCGGTCTGAAATTCGCTGAACCGCGGAATCTGGCGCCAAGCCGAATAGGTGGCCGCGTCCACCACAAAGTACTTCTGGTCGCTGGCGGGAATTTTCGCCAGAAAAAGCGCCGTTTCCGCCGCGTCGATGACCGCTTCCGTGATAGGCGTGCCGGGCGTCCCGACTGGCGTATTTGCCGTGAAGCCGGCGTATAGGTTGAGAAGGTCGCTCTCCACGCGCTCTGCGATCGCGACAACTGCCGGCTCCATGTAGATCTTCAGCAAATCGGGCACTGCCAGCACCTTTGTCACATCCGGAATCTGGAATGTGGCTTCGGCGTGTGTGTTAAGCACGATTTGCGCATTCCCCAAATTGGGGTTTTGCGTTTGTACGGTTCCGCCCTCGGCGATGTTGTTCGCCACCATCGTGGGCGGAATCGGCACGTTGACCGTGTCGCCGGCTTGTGCCAGCACGGGTTCGTAATCGCGATTCACCAGGTTCCCCATTACGAGATTTCCCACTAGTACCGGCAATGCGTCCGCCGCCACCAGCTTCACAATCGCGCTTGCTACGTTAGCTGAAGTAATTGCTGCCATTCATTCTCCTTCTATGTTGCCGGCCGTTGGGCCGGGTCCCTTTTAGCTACATCCCCCGAAGAGTCTGCGACGCCACGCGCACAATTTCTTCCCGCACCCGCTGCATCTCCTCGGGGTTCATGCCTGGGCGGATCCGCTCCAAGTCAACTGCGTCCTTGCCCGCGGCCGGGGCCTTAGAATTCGCCGTCATTCCGGTCCCGCCGGCGATCCGCGCTGGGAGAAACTCCGGATTCTCCTTCACGAACGAAGTGAGATACTCCTTCACCGGCACGTCCCCGTTTTCCCCCCGCGCTACCAACTTGCCGTCGTCTGCGCGGACGATGCCGTCTTGCACCGCTTTGAAAGCCAGGTCGATCTTCGCTACACCCAGCCGATGGAGTTCAGCCCGGACGGCTGAGGTCCGTTCGGCTTCTTCCGCCGCTTTCCGGCTGTGCTTGTTTTCTTCCACTACTTCATTCAATCGCCGTTCCAGTTGTTCTCTCCGCTTGCGTTCCTCCTGGAGCTCCGCTTTATATGCGGGTTCGCTCTTAGCCTGCTCCTGGCTGGAGAATTCCTGAAGTGTGTTTCTCACGATCGCTTGTATGTCGAGTTCATCCATAAATCTCCTATCCGGGGTAAGTACTTGCGTCGATCTCCTCTGCTACCTGATTCTTGATCTCCTGCCGCACATCGCAAAGGTACTTGAACGCCAGCTTCTTAAAAACCTGCTTCGTCAGCGTCTCTGACCCAATGCCCAGGTCCAGCAGTTTCTTCGCGTCGTCAAGCTCGTTGCTGAAATCGTCTATGTCGAACTGATCCATCCCGGAGACATCGATTGCCACCCCATCCTCTCGAGCAGCTCCTATCGCGCGCAGAACCTGCTTCATGGTGTCTTTGACCGTGTCGCCGTATCCGCGCAACACGTCCTGCGTGATGCTGAAATCCAATTGCTTGCTGATTCCCGATTGGCTCCCAGAGCCAGAGTTCGCGTCGTCCGCCTGGTACATCACATAGCAGACTCGGTAGATTTCGTCCTTCAGGCTGACCAGGTTGTCAGCCGCGATTTGATAGACCTTTCCTTCCGGCTCCGTCCATCCAAACCGGTCTTGCGGTCCGAGTTGGATGTAATACGACTCGCCCACAATCTGGTTCCATTCCCGATCCGAGTACACCACCGGAGTTGCAAACAGACTCATCGTCAGCGCCCAGGAGAGTGCGTTGCACTTGTTGAAGTGTTCCAGTTGCAGCAGCGCGGCCTTGTTCATGAGCCAGAAGCCTTCACTCACCCGCAACTGAAAAATGGGAACGCGCTGCACGGAAGCCAGCCCGTGCCGCCCTTCGTCGATTAGTTCAATTGGGGTAGAGTCACCGGTTTTGCGATAGATCTGAAAGTTTTCCCGGTCGTAATAGATCCACCGCGTTTCCTTCTCCCATTTGGGATCGCTGACCTTGGATTGCTGCAGGCATGAGGTGCGAATTACGGCCCAGTCCAGGCCGCCCATTTCGTTGTAGTTCCAGTTGATGACCTCATCGGATTCATAGTTGACTAGGTACGCCCGCGATCGTCCCGAGGCGTCTTCATCCGCGCGTGTCAATGCCTGGCCGTCCCTCCGCGGAAAGTCGACCACAATGTAACTCGAACCGCACACCAGCGCTTCGATGAACCGCTGCCGGAAGAATTCGCTCAAGTTGGTTCCCTGAAGGTCGCAGTCTTCTGAAAACTGGTTGTAGAATTCCTTGGCTGTGTTGTCGTTGCCGTCAAACGAAAGCATCGGCTCGCGCCGCAGCAGCGTAGCCGCGTACCAGTCCACGATGGAGCCGATGTAATTCTCATAGAAAACCCGGCTCAGCCTTTCCCCGTATACTTCGTTCGGTTCTTTGTGGCGGCGCACCAGGTATTCCGTCGCGCTAGCCCGCAGCCGTTCACCCCCTGCGTACAGATCCTTGTATTGCTTCCACATCGCCTTTCGCGCGATGTACTCGGGATGCTCCCGATTGATATTGGGCGTGTTCAAAACAGTCGCTCCCGACGTTCGCCGATGCTGGCGACTGGCCTGCATTCCTGCCAGAGGAGGTAACCTAGTGCGTCGGAAAGATGCGTCCGCAATCGATCCCGGTCTTTATCGATCTGGTTACTGTCCTCTTTGAATGAGACCTGCTCGAAATCCTTGATCAGTTCTTTGCACTTCGGATCCACTAGTACACCAATCTCTCCCGATGCCGACCGCAGCTTGGAGTTCATCAAATTGATCCGGTCGCGCACGCTTGGGTTGGAGCGCGGGACACGGTACTGCACCGGCGTGTTCGTATGGATCGAGAAATACTCCCGCACAATTTCGTAATCGGACGCTCCCGTTGTCTGCCCATGGAATCCCGAAGCGTCCCCATACACGGCGATCCCTGCCTGGTGCGTCGGAAACCGCTTCAGAAACTCCTCGCAAGCCTGCCGGGTCGTGCCGCGGCGTATAACAATCTCATCCAGCACGCGCACTTTGCCGCCGACGATCTGTGTAATCACTGAGCTCATTGGGTCCACGTTAAAATCCAGGGTCCAAAACAGCGGTAAGTAAGCGTTGGGCTCCAGTTCCGTTACATGCTGATCCCGCGAAAACGGCGCGTAAACCAAACCTCCAGTCATGTTCAAGTATGACCCGAGTACCTCCTGTTTGTAGAAGTTCTCGTCATAGCTGTCCTGCAGCCGCTTATAGAAATCCGGGATCTGATCGAGTAGAAACCTGTTCTCGAACGCCTTCGCGACTACTATTTCGTAACCGTCTACTCGATCCGCCATAAATTTTCGATAGACCCAGTCATAGCCTTTAGGAGTCCACACCGCGAAGCCACCTAAGCGGTTCGCCTTTGGGTCTCGAAGCCGTCCCTCCAGGCGAAGCCATGCGGCCTCCTGCGTGTAAGTCAGTTCATCCAGCCCGAACCATGCCAGGTTGGTCCCTCGCAAGCGCTCGAACTCGTCCACCGGCCGGAACAAGATTCGCGATCCCGTGTCTTTCATCAACAGCGTGTTCTCCGCTTTGTTGTGATCGAACGGGATACCGTTTGAGTCCAGGATCTCGAAGAGCGCCGCTTGCGTCGCATCTCGGAGCATGGGATAAGTCGGCGCGCCCAGCAATCCGAGTCGGCCCGGATTCAGATAGCTTAATTTGATGGCCTCTTGGCACAGCGCCTGGCTCTTACCGCTGCCGATCGGCCCGGAGAATCCCTTGAATCTTGCTTCCGAGGCATGGAACCGCTTCTGTGAGGGCAGGGGATCATAGGCTATTTCTCGGGTTCGGACGTCTCGACCGGATCCACCCAT